CACATTTATTATATCACATAAGCCTGATGTGTTAGAAAGCAAGATGGAGCAAAAGATCCAATTCGTTAAAAAGAATAATTTTTCTGCTATCTCATAACGATAGAAAAATATTCTACAAAAGCTTCACCTGGTAAAAAAATACGTTTATTTACCGAAAATAATCTCCAAAGACCCTTAAAACATGATATAATGGTACCATATTAATTGAAAAGGACTATATTATGAAACTAATTAAACACACTATGGACATAGATCCAAACATCTCGATTCACGAAATATTTAAAACATTAGATTTTTTCGCTGCTAGATTTATATCTTTAAACGAACAACCTAACTTACCGTTACCGTCAATAACGATTGAGATTACACCTGACAATTTGACACGACTTAAAACTCAAATATGATCTTTCCCTGGCACCATAAAAAAGTCACCCTGGCACCATAAGTTTTCTCCAAAGACTGCCAAAACATGATATAATGGTACCATACTTAATAAAAAAGGACTAAATAATGAATAATGTGATTGAAAAATTAATGAGTAAATATCCTAATAAGACGATATTTACATCGAAAGAGATTAAAGCTGCTGCTGTTGAGATTGGTGAAAATCCTAGATCAGCATATACAGCTGTTAAATATACTAACAATTGTCCATCGCCTCATCGTGGATCTTATAACTTGGAGAGAATGATGCCAAAATCATCTATACCATCTAAAGTTGCTCCTGAAATGGTCAAAGGTGTTGAATCAGTTTCAAATGACGAAGTCTTTGTTCCTGATTTTGATCCTACCTTTGTTCCTTGGGGAAACTTTACTGAAATTGTAAAAGTTCTTAAATCAAGAATGTTTTATCCAACGTTTGTTTCTGGTTTATCTGGAAATGGTAAAACATTTCAGATCGAACAAGCATGCGCTAAGCTTAATCGCGAATATGTACGTGTTCAGATTTCACCAGAAACTGATGAAGATGATTTGATTGGTGGTTTTCGTTTGATTAAAGGCGAGACTGTTTTCCAAAAAGGTCCAGTGATTAAAGCTATGGAAGCTGGTGCTGTTCTTATGATTGACGAGATCGATCGTGGAACTAATAAAATTATGTGTTTACAAGGTGTGCTTGAAGGCAAACCAGTTCTGATCAAAAAAACTGGTGAAGTTGTTGAACCTGCTGAAGGTTTTAATGTGATTGCCACTGCTAACACAAAAGGTAAAGGTTCAGAAGATGGACGTTACTCAGGTGCAACTATTATTGACGATGCATTCTTAGAGCGTTTCACTATTACTCTTGAACAAACTTTCCCTACTATTGCTACTGAAGAAAAAATTGTTATGAAGCATATGTCAAAGTTTGAAGCTATTGACGAAGAATTTGCTAAGCTACTTGTTGGTTGGGCAGATGCTATTCGTAAGACTTTTTATGATGAAGGTATTGACGAAGTTATTTCAACTCGTCGTTTATGCCACATTGTTCAAACTTTCTCTATCTTCGGTAAGAGAGACAAAGCGATTGCTCTTTGTGTAAATCGTTTTGATGACGATACTAAAGAAGCTTTCATTGATCTTTATGAAAAGGTTGATGCTACTATTAATAATCCTGAAGAAGTTGAGATAGATTTAGATGCTGAACCAAACTTTAAAGATAACAACAATTGGGAGGACGAATAATATGAATCTATCTGCTCAAGAATACTTAGCGAAGCTATTAGCTAAAGAGAACTTATCTGTTCAACACGGTAATTATTCTACAGCTAGTTTCGATGTTGTGAATCGTGTACTTCGTCTTCCACTTTGGAAAGACAAAGGTAAAGATGTTTACGATCTTCTTGTTGGTCATGAAGTTGGTCATGCTCTTTATACTCCTGCTGATGGATGGCACGATTCTGAAAAGAAAATTGGTAAAATTCCAAGAGCTTACTTAAACATTGTCGAAGACATTCGTATCGAACGTAAAATCATGGAAGCATATCCTGGTATTAAACGTAGGTTTAAAAATGGTTATAAAGTTCTTTTTGATACTGATCTTTTCGGTACTAATGAAAGAGATATTAATAAAGCTGGTCTTATGGATCGTTTAAATGTTTCTTCAAAAGGTCGTGGTTATGTTCCAGTTGAATTCTCAAATGAAGAATCTCCATTAGTCAAAGAAGCTATGGAAGTTGAAACTTGGGACGATGTTGTTGATGTTTGCAAAAAGCTTTATGATTTCATCGAAGATCAAAAAGATGAGAAAGAAGAAGAAGATAAAGATGAAATGGAAATGGGTATGCCAAGCTCTGATAGTGGTGAAGCTCCTGAGAACCAAGGTGAAATTCCAATGTCAGGTGATGAAGAAAGCGATGACTCTGAAGAAGGAAATGGTGAAGCTGATGGTGAATCTGATGAAGATTCTTCTACTTCAGCTGTTGACCAAGAAGGTGGTGACGATGATGGTCACGAGACTTGGACTGAAGATACTCAAAGAGAACGCGAAGAAGAATTACTTGAAAAATCTCCTGAGAGACAATACGAAAGAAGTGGTCAACCACAATATTCATGTGGTCTTTCTTCTGAAAATATGGACAAAATTCTTTATTCTTATGATGATGCTAAGGCTTTACGTAATAGATGGATATCTGAGAATACAGATGATGAATATGCAGTTGCTCAAGCTCCATACAATCATCAAGCTTGTATGGAAGATTGGTCAGAGACTAAGCAAACTTATAAGACTCAAGCAAATTTACTTGCAAAAGATTTCGAACGTAAGAAGGCTGCATTTGAATATTCACGTTCTCGCACTGCGAAATCTGGAAAGCTTGATCCTTTAAAGCTTCATGCTTACAAAACTTCTGAAGATATTTTCTTGACTACTACTCAATTAGCTCAAGCAAAATCACATGGAATCATGTTGTTCCTTGATCTTTCTGGTTCAATGGCTGAACTTATCGAAGATGTTACTGCTCAAGCAATTACTATTGCAATGTTTTGTCGTCAGGTGAACATTCCTTTCGAAGCTTATTCATTTACTACTACTTCATATTGGAGAAGATCAAACAAAGAAGAAGGTATGCGCGAAGCTCTACCTGAAGCTTCAGAGATAAATGCTGAAGGTTGTAAAGTTGTTGAGATGTTCTCTTCAAAGATGAATAAGAAAACTTTTGATGAAGCTTCTTATATTGCATTTGCTGTTGCTAAAGCTCATGCTTATTCAAACAAGCAAGCATATCATATCTCTGGTCATTACTTACATGGTGTTGATCAAATGGGTTCAACTCCTCTTATTCAGACTGCAATTCTTGCAGCTAAGTTGACTAAACAATTTACACGTAAATTTGCATTGCAAAACACAAACATTATGTTCTTAACTGATGGCTATCCTGATGGATTAAGTATTCAGCATGATGAGAAATCAAATGTTTATACTTCACGTGAAGTGATGATAAACTTTGAAGGTAAAATGATTCGTGGTCAAGGTGGTCGTGAGATTTACGAAAATGTTTTACTTCGCCTTAAAGAGATAACTGGTGCAACTATAATGGGTTTCCACCTTGCATATGATGCTTCTACTTTTGGTCAAGGTTATACATCAATCGATGGTGAATTTCGTGAAGATATCAAATCGTGGAGAAAAGATGGTTTTTCTGCTTGGAAAAATGTCAAAGGTTATGATGATTATTTCATTATCAAAATCAATCGTACTGCGAGATTTGATGCTGATGTGTTTACTCCTAAAAAAGCTGACACAATCAATGATCTTAAACGTGAGTTCAAAAAGTTTTCAAAGACTAAGAAAGGTAATAAGCAATTAGTTGCTAGAATCACTGACGCAGTTGCTGCTTAATTTATTTAGGGCGAAGGTATGTACTTTTGCCCTTTTTGTGATATAATAATACCATAAATGAAAAAGGAACTATATGAAATTTAATGAATTACAAAACATCAATGAGCTAACATCATATGTCGAGAGTACTTACTCTAAACATTATGCATCTGCTAATGGTGTTCAAAGTATGGATCTGATCAGTGCCTCAGGCTTAGGATTAGATTTTTGTCTTGGCAATGTATTGAAATATGCATCAAGATATGGCAAAAAGAACGGAGCAAATCGTGAAGATCTTATGAAGATTATGCACTATACTCTATTAGCAATTAATGAACATGACTTAAAGGAGTCTGATAATGAAACTTAGTAATGAAATAAAAGAAGTATTGAATAACTATCAAGGTATCAATAGCAATATTGCTCTTGGTGAAGAAGGTGGATTTATCCGAACGATGTCCACTTCTAAAACTCTTATGTCAAAAGCTCATATAGCTTTTGATGCACCATACACATTTGGCATATATGACTTAGGTGAATTCCTAGCTTGTCTTAATATGTTTGATGATCCTACATTGTCATTCGATGATGATAAAAAGTTTGTTAATATTACTGATGGTGTTACAGCATTCAAATATTACTTCTCTGATATCGACATCCTGACAGTCCCAACAAACGATATTAACTTACCATGTGAAGATCTAAAGTTTACACTAACACACGATGAGTTAAATCAATTACGTAAAGCTTCTTCTACTCTTAAAACCAGTAATCTAAGCATACGTAAAAATGATAGTGCTTTGTTTATTGAATGCGTTATTGTCGATAAACAAAACCCTACATCTAATCAATTCACAATGAACGTTGCGAATTGCAGTATAAATACTGATGCTGAATTTGATTTTGTGTTTGACATAAACAATTTCAAATTTAAACCTGCTGACTCTTACGAGTTTGGTATTGATAAAAAGCAGGTAGCATTAATTAAGGCGGGTAACACAGACTACTGGGTTGCTCTTGATAAAACTACAACATTTAAGGAATCATAATGGCAAAGAAAGATAAAGCGACTGAAGCTCCAACGACTGAAACTGTAGAACAACCACCTGTGCCTCAAGGACAGGGACTTAACTTAAGTGACATTCGTGCTTGCGTTAGTATTATTGATATAGTAACTAAACGTGGTGCGTTTGAAGGTGTTGAGTTATCAGATGTTGGTGCAGTACGTAATCGTTTAGATAATTTTCTAAAAGCTGCAGACGAAGCTCAAGCTGCAAAAGTAGCTGCTGAAGAAGAAACACCAGCTGAGTAAGTATGTACTTTTAACTAAAGCATGGTATAATACTACCATGCTTATTATATTATGAGGTGTATGTGAAAGAATTTTTATTCGTAGAAAAGTATAGACCACAAACCATTGAGGATTGCATTCTCCCTGAAGGCTTAAAGGAAACATTCCAAAAGATAGTCGACAAGGGAGAACTCCCCAATATGATGTTTACAGGTTCTGCAGGTGTAGGTAAAACTACAGTTGCTAGAGCTTTGTGTAATGAATTAGATCTTGACTATATGTTGATTAATGGTTCTGAAGATGGAAACATTGATACATTACGTGGTAAGATCAAACAGTTTGCAAGTACTATATCATTACAAGGTGGACAAAAAGTAGTTATTCTCGACGAGGCTGATTACCTTAATCCACAATCTACACAACCTGCATTACGTGGGTTTATCGAAGAGTTCTCTTCTAATTGTAGATTTATTCTTACTTGCAATTTTAAGAATCGTATAATAGATCCTCTCCATTCGAGATGTTCTATATATGAATTCAACTTAGGAAACAAGGCAGAGATGGCCCAGAAATTTATGGCTAGGCTTCAATTCATTCTTGATTCCGAACATATTATATATGACAATGCAGTGATTGCAGAACTCATTATGAAATACATACCTGATTGGAGACGTGTCATTAATGAATGTCAAAGATATGGTATGAGTGGTCATATTGATACAGGTATTCTTGTTACTTTATCTGAGACAAGCATTGCTGGATTAATGGAAGACCTCAAGACTAAAAACTTTAAGAAGATGCGTAAATGGGTTACAGATAATATTGACGTAGAATCAGCAAAGTTGTTTAGATTAATTTATGATAATATGTCAGATTATGTTGAGCCTTCAAGTATTCCACAGTTAGTTCTTATACTTGCAGACTATTCATATAAAGATAGTTTTGTGGCTGATCATGAATTAAACGTAGTGGCATGCATGACTGAGATCATGTCCTCAATTAAATTTAAATAGGAGATCTATGACAGAACAATTAGCAATGTACGCCCATATAATTACAGCGATAGGTGTAATATTCATTGTGTGGCAATTAGAAAAAGCAGGTAGACTATTACAATTAATGAGTAAATTTTTAGCGGAGGCAGTAGAAGAACATGACAAAGTACAGTAATGTAACACCATATAGAGAAACTAATAATTTCTTTGCATCACCAACTCTATATGAAAATATACGAGAGTTTTTGTTAGGTGAAATAATTGAAATTTGTTTTACAAAGAAAGATGGCACAGAACGTAAGATGTTATGTACACTTAAGGCTGAACATATTCCTACTACGAATACACCAATATTAGAAGATGAGTCGGGTACTGTAGAGAATAAATCTTATATGAATGTATTCGATGTCGAAAACAATGGATGGAGATCATTCATCATTGATAATGTTAAATATATAAAGACGAACCTTGAACCCATTTGAATTAATTAAATCTATATCCAACACAAAGAAGGATATACTTGAGAATGAGAAAGATTACAATGCTTTTATGGTTAATCGTGGTCTTTCATATTTCCCTGATACTGTGATATACGCTAACGAAATGAATAGGTTTCATCATCTCGATCAGCGCTTGCAGTATCATTTTCTTATAAATACTATTAGAAAACGTAATCGTTTTTCTAAGTGGAACAAGTCGATTGAATCTGAAAATATCAGTGCTATAAAGCAATATTATGGTTATAGTAATGAAAAAGCTCGTGATGTACTTCCGCTTTTAAGTAATGAAAATCTTAAATACATAAGAGGAAGAATACAGCATGGCGGAATTCAACGATGAACTGGTAAATTGGAAACCAGAGATGATGTTAGAAGTTACATTGGCAGAGCCCGATGATTTTTTAAAGATACGTGAAACTCTCACCAGAATAGGCGTTGCATCAAAGAAAGATAACAAATTATATCAATCATGCCATATACTACACAAACAAGGTAGATATTTCATAACTCATTTTAAAGAGCTATTCTTATTAGACGGTAAGCCTTCTAATCTTACAGAGAATGATCTTAAACGTAGGAATACAATTGTCAAATTAATGGATGATTGGGGATTACTCGAGACAGTTTCACCTATTGGTGAAGTCGCAGCTCTTAACCAAATTAAAATTATCTCTCATAAAGATAAATCAGATTGGGAATTATGTCCCAAATATAATATAGGTATTAAGTAAAACCTATATAAATAAAACTGAATATGCCTAAC